TGCCGGTGCCGCCGGCAGGCTGCGTAATGCCGGTGCCGTCAGTACCCCATTGCGCATCGTCAGTAGCGACTGTAGTCGGCATACTGCTGGCTGTGGCTGCTGCGCCAAGCACGGGAATTTTTGTCAGCAGCCGCTTTGTGAGGGCTATCAGGCTGAATGTACCAGTGTCAGTCGATGCAGCCGAGTCCGCCTTTGTGCCGAGGCTGGTTGTGATGGCCTGCACGGAAGTATCGGTAGCTGCGCCGGCAGGCAGGGCGGAATTATTGACGACAACGCCATTGGTCGTGCCCGGAGTCGTCTGGTCAATGCCGACCTTGCCGATAATATTGGTGCCCGCATTGAGGCCGATGCCAGCCGTCAAGCGATCATAAATGGATCGCAACCAGCCGCGCACGCCGGTACCGTTCGCCGGAGACTCGCCAGCCCCATCGCCGCCGAGGCTGGCGACTATGGCCAGAGCCTGTGAGTAGATCCCACTCCACCAGCCACGTGCCCCACTGCCGCCGGTTGGCTGCGTAATGCCGGTGCCGTCAGTACCCCATTGCGCATCATCTGTGGCGATAGTGACGGGCATTGATGCGGCCGAATTAGCGCTCCCTTTGGCGGGCAAATTAGTGGCGATGGTCGAAAGCTTTGATACTGCTGTTGTCAGCGCTGTTTCAATGCTCTCAAGCGCATCGTGCGTTTCATAGTCATAGGTCAGCAACTGAAAGTCAGGGTCAGCTACATTTGTATAACCTGGCCACGCATAGTAATAATCGCCCCATGATGCGGCAATAGCGGCAAGCCCGGCATTTGACAGCAGTTGTAGCCCGGCATTGGCCGGCGTCGAACTGGACATGCTCACGCCGATAAACGCCTGCACAGGCAGGCCCGTTAGACCAGTATTAAACGGCCCGGCATTCGTGATGTGGCTGCCTTTCACTGAACGGATAAATACTTGACCATTGACAGGATTGTAGCCGATGAATACGACCCACTCGGGACCGAAGTCATAGTCAGCTGCGTAGGTGCTACCAGACCCATTATTGAATTCAACAGAATGGGGCAGGCTAATAGCAACAGTACCCTGCGCGGTAGCTAAAGGCAGCGCGCCTCCTGACAGCCCGTTAGAGACAACTTGATCAGGATCATAATATGCAGCGACGAATCCTGCGAGAACGGACTGAAACTCGCCATACTCCGGCTCCGTGCCAGCCGGCCAACTCACAGCAATGAATACTGGCCCCTGGTCAGGAGTGATGAGCGTGTTACTCATCTGCACCGCATTAAGCAATGCGCCGGTAAGCGGCCACGTTACCGTACTCCCGTCAGTTGATACCACGGCGCCAGTACCCGTAGTTGCACGCCCGTTTAACGTGACGGCAACATTCTTCGTGACCTCAGCAAGATTAGCAGAAAATTCGCTGAGCACTGTCTGCAAATTGGCAATTGCGGTGTTCGTCTCTGCAATTGCGGCAACAGTCTCGGTCGAGGGATAGTCAGCGGGGGGATTCGTGACAGATACGGGCTGTGCCGACTGGTCATCATAGATAATTTCCAGTTCGTCTGTGTTTTGCATTCCAGCATTGCTGGCGTCGAAAACCAGCGAGCCGCCATCCATCGACCCCGTGAAAGTGCTGCTGGTATTGACGTAAATGGGGAGCCGTACCGTCAGGTTGTAGATGAGCCGCAACTGTTGAAAGGTATAGTCCGGGATGCTCGACAGGTCTACAGTCTTGGCAGATGCGTTGAAAGGGTACGTCCCCAACATGGTCTTGCTCATCAGGATTAGCCTCCAAAAATCAATGCGTTAATAATGGATTGTTCGGCAAGCGCGGCTTCAGCCGCTTCAGCACGCGCGGCCTCAGTGGCTAATTGTTCGGCAAGCGCGGCTTCAGCCGCTTCAGCACGCGCGGCCTCAATGGCTACGCGCTTATCCACGCTGGCCGGCGGATACGTTACGTCCAGCCACACATTGGCGCCATCAATGCGCACCTCGCAGGTGTCGCCGGCATAAACGTGCTGCACAGTGGCATCGGGCTGCGTCCAGTCGAAATCGCCATCAGGAATAAAGCGGTTGCCGTTGACGTAGCCGCCGGGAAGATCGGGGCCGATGCTCCACGGCTGCTTGGGCAGCATGGGGTTTGTGTAGGTGACACCTGCGTCAATCTGATTGCCATTGCTCAGGGAAACAATCAGGTGTTCGTCATCGCGTACGACCACATTGGTAATGCTGACACCAGGAAGGCCGCGAGGCCCGAACACTGCGGACTGAAGCACAAGCTTTGGCCCACCATCGGCCGGCGCCAGCGTCGTCTTTCCAACAATCGACTTCAGGGTGGTGGTCATGTCGCTTCAGTAACCTGCCGCACCAGGCGGATTATCAGGGTTTCAGTGATAACCGGGCGCGAATCGGACAAATAGCGGATATCCCAGCGGAGATCCCCCAGAGTCCATTCTGTGGTGTCGTCGCAGTTGATCGAATACTGGCCGGGCGCCGTCCCCTGATCAGCCATCGTGACTACCAGATCAGCAACCAAGTTGCCTTCGGAGTCACGGATTTGCGACGTAATGACATACCCATCCAGGTTGACGGGCACATTACTGACTGAATAGGTAGCCTGGAAGACGAAGGCGCTACCCCGTTTATGGCAGATGATTTGCGGATCCACAGGCATCTCCAGATGGTCGCGGGGCGGCTACCGTGAAACTGGCAGGCATGATTATCCCAATCCCATCATTTTGCAGTCACGAAGCCTGCGCGGTTACCCCCAAATCAGCCTTGGCTGACTGAATCACCGACTGAAGCCGGGCCTTCTCCAGCGTCAACGCCTTGTACTGGAGCCCATGCTCCGCATTTGTGATCGATGTAGGCGCCAGCCCCACCAGCAGCTCTTGTACCTGCGCCAGGCGCTGGGTAGCGCCATCCAGGATGGCTTGGCCTGTCCTGCGGGTCATGCTCTGCTGCCCGGTGACGGCGCCTATCTGCTCGCGGATGCCTGCGGTCATGTTTTCGTGATTCATAGTAATGCTCCCTGCTGCTGGTGCTGCTGCTGAAGGAAATATGCCAGCCCGGTATCGTCGATACCATCGAGCGGCGAAGTCATCATGTCGCGCAGGCCGTACTTCGTGGAGAGCCGGGTGCGGTCCTTCTGCTCGAGCGGATGGTCGGCAATGGCGTCAGCGAGCTCCACCTCGTTTTTCTGGCCAACACGGTCGATACGGCCGCGGCGCTGCGCGTGGGTTTTGGCGGTCTGCGGAGTATCGTGCTGCCACAGCCACTGCCCACGCTGCACATTCATGCCTGTGGCGGCAGCATCGCTGGCAACCAGGATATCAGCCTGGGCTTCGCCGCTCTCCGGGTTGAACATCAAGCGCTTGCGCTCTTTCTCGGCCGCCGTGTCGCTGCCGGTGATCGACACTACCCGGTGGCCATCGGCCTCCAGGCGCTGCTTGATCTGCTCGACGGCCGCGCGCGAGTGCGCGAACACGACACCGGGCTTGCCCTTGCGCTGGGTGGCGTACTGGCTTACGGCCTCCAGCTTGGCGCCCTGCGGGTGGTCATTGATGATGCGGCGGATGGCCATGTCCTTGACGATACCGATAGATGCTTGCAGGTCGCGGGCCAGCGCTTCGTGCTGGTCATCCGGTACACCCCCAAATGCCTTTGGCGATATCGCCTTCATGGCGTCAACATCCACTTTGCCGGCCATGCGCGCCAGCCGGGCCTTGCCGATGTTGCTATCCATTTCAGCCAGAGCCTGGTGCTGGGCATCGGTCAGCGCCACTTTTACCTCGCTGGCATGGGACTGAACGCCGGAATCAATCTTTTGGGGGTAGACGTACCGGGCCATTTCACGGCGCAGTTCATCCTTTGACGCCAGTGTGTCGGCGCCATACCGGCGCATGAATGCCTCACGGTCGGTATACCTGGCCGGGTCCATCTTGGCCAGCACATCAAAGGCCTCGCTGGGGTCATTTTTTACCGGGTCGCCGGATGCGTTCACGTAGTAAGGCGTGTTGTCGGACAGTGAATCGACCACATTGGCCATGCCGGAGTTTTCCTTGCCGGCCCGGTTCAGTAGGTCGTGCCCTTCGTCCACCATCAGGTAGTCGTAGTTGATGCCTTCCTTGGCCATGACTCCATGCATCCAGTCCTTGCGCTCGGCCTTGCTCATGCCGGCCAGCTTGTCGCGCATGTCGCCCTCAGTGACGCCAGCATGCTTTGCGCCCAGGTGCAGCATGTCGTCACGGAAGGACTGGTGTGTCATCACCGTAAAATGGTGTTCCGGGTTTTTGTAGGCAGCAATGCGCTCGGAGCGGCTGGCGCCTGGCTGCGCGTGCCAGTTGAACTTTCCAGGCTCCAGGAAACGCAGGGCCTCAGAACTGAACTGCCCCTGCACGATGGCTGGCACAAGGTACATACCTCGCTTCACTTTCCCTGTTTCGTGCAGGTGCGAGAAAGCCCCCAGTCCGATTGCCGTCTTACCACTACCTACCCCGAAGGCCAGAGCCAGCCGCTTATTCTCGGCCAGCAGCTTGATGGCGCGCTGGCGCGGGGCGCCCTCGCCGCTCATGGTGGGCTGCCACAGCTTGACCGGCTGGCCTGGCTTGAAGTTCTTGCCCACCACACTCATCATGCCGGCAATCTGGCGCTCAGCCTCATGCCCTAGTGTGTGGCGCTCATCGGCACCCAGCGGGGTATCTGCCGGGGAGCCGCCATCCTGCGCGGCCAGCGGTTCACTGGAGAAGAAACCCATCTGGCTCTGCTCGAAGGCAGCCTGTTCCTCGCGGGCCGCGTCCAGCTTGTCGGCGACGGAGCCGGCGGCATACCGTTCCTGGTTACGCTCACGCAGGGTATCAACGAGCTCCCGCTCTTTCTGCATACGCGCCTCAAGCGCGGCCGGATCTACCGTATCAAGGTGGGCCCGGTTATTCCGCACCGTGGTCTTGCCCAGTTTTATAGGCGACTCAGGGCGCAGGCGGTTGTGCGCATCAGCAAAGCCCTTGCCAATCTTGGAGCGCACCAGGTCTTGAATGGCGGAATAGGCGTGCTCAGGACTGCGCATACCCTGCACATACTTCGACCAGTTCAGGCCGGCATCAGCCTGCGCCTTGAGCTCGTCGCCGCGCTGGCTCCAGGTTTGCCAGTCAGGGTTTATGGCGCTGTCGCCAAACATGTCGACGGTTTCCTTTTCGGGCTCATCCGCAGCATGTGTCTCCAGCTCTTTGCGCGCGGCGGCGGCGCCCGGTTCCTCTTTGGCGACATGGGAATAGAAGAAGTCACGCAGCGCACCCTGGTCCTGCGGAGTGAGTTCGCCAACCTCTTTATAGGCTGGAACGCCGGCAGGCTCAGCCGCCAGCGCCCGGTGCAGGGCTTCCACCGATGTCTGGTCGACGTTGATGCGCTGCTTGTTGAGCGGGGAGCGCGCGCTGCCGTAATGCTTATCGACAAAGGCGTCTGCCATCTTATCGAAAGCTGGAGCCAGCGACTCGGCCGTCTGCTGTTTTCCCTCGGCATCCTTGAGCGGAGCGATGGCGTCCAGCGCCTGACGGTACTGCTCAGCCCGCTCCGGCCCCACCCGCTGGAAGAAGTCAGCTGACTGCACATCGGCGAGAATGGCCGATGGCAGGTCGCCATCAGCTGCCCGGCCACCAATATAGTCCTGCAGGGACTGCTCCAGGTCGGGCCCGGCGGCATCGAACGGCTTGGCCAGCGTTGGCGCAGTACCTGGTTTGACGCTCATCGCCAGGTCAGGCCGAGAGGCAAAGCCTTTGGGTAACCAGTCATCCTCATCCAGCGCCCCTTTCATGATGCTCAGGTTCCTGCGCACCTGCTGCAAGCTGGCACGGTCAACTGGCTTTGCCAGCCGGTCCATGCCCTCGCCATTGACGGTCAGGAAGCGCTCATTGCCAACGGCTGTCAGAGTGTAGTCTCCCCGCTGGAGCCCGATAGCCCGCACCTGCTTGATGGCAGCCTCCGGGGATAGGGTGCCGAGCGGCACCTGCACCTGATTCTTGGCGCCCTGCTTGAGCGCAACGACCAGCGCAGCATTCGCCTCCATTTCACCCAAGGTACGGCCAAGAATGGCATTCGCTGTGCGCAGTGCCTCCCCCTTGCGCCGGTTCAGTTCCTGCGCTGCGGCAAAGTCGTCGCCGGTGGCGGCTGCGCCAAGCACGATATCCTTGGCCTCGTCCTGGAGATCGCGCGCTTCTTTCAGGGCATCGTCCGTGGCCGACAGGTAATGGTGCAGGTGGAAGGCCTGCATACCATCCGTGACCTTTTCGTATTCATCCGGGGAAAGATCGGTTTTCAGCCGACGCGCCAGTACCTGGGCGGCGCCCGCCACACCAAGCACGTCGACCACGCTCCGGTCGACCAGTGCATCGCCACCGGCGGCCAGCGCCAGCGCATTCACGGAGTTGAAGGCACCAATACCCAGATGCTTCCCGAGCACCGCCTCCGGGTCTGCGCCGGTGCGGCCTATTTCAGATAAAAACGCCCTGGTCTTGATTGTGCGCAAGTCATTCATCAGGTCTTCATTGAGTGCCGCCTCATCCGGCTCAGCGCCAACCTCCAGCACGTAGGCCTTTACCTCAGTGGCCGTCTTGAGCTCCTTTTTGGCCTGCTGAGCCTTGCGCGCCACCTGCTGGAGCGCTTTCTGTGCCTTCAGCAACTCCACGGCCTTTTTGGCGTCCACCAGGGGTTCCTTTACATCAGGGATATCCGGGCGCAGGCCCTGCAACTCTTCCTTGACCATTTTGGCGGTTTCGCCCCGCTGGATGGCGGCCTTGCGCTGGGGCGCAGTCATGGTGGCGAGCTTATCCTCGCGCAACTGCTGCGCCTCTGCCTTCAGGTGTTCTGGGGACAGGCCTTGCGCCTCTGCGCGCTCGCCGTAGTTCGTGGCAAAACCAAACCCTTTATCCTCAGTGCGCACGGGGTCCAGGTCGGCAACCGATATTTTGTCAGGAGAGGTTGACTCGAGCGGCACACCACCAAGGCCAGCTTCCTCGCGTGTCTCAGCATCTGCCAGCAGGGCCTGGCGCTGGCTATCCACAATAGAATTGGCTTTTTCCACCAGCGCACGGTGGTGCATGTCGCGGGCCTTCGCCAGCGCTGCGTCAGACAGCCCAGGGTGCTCATCCTCTTTGAATGTCAACTCTTCGGGCTTCCAGCCAACAGCCTCAGCCACCGTATTGATGAACTTCTGCTGCTGCTGCTTATGCTGGAAGTCGATAGCTTCCTTGGCGGCCTGCTTGGCTGGAGCGATACCTTGCTCGCGGTCCTTTTTGGTCTGCTCGCGCTGAGCCTCACGACGATCACGCTGTTTCTGTGCTACGTCCTGCTGATAGTCCTTTTCGGACTTAACGCCGCGCAGTTTCAGATAGTTCAGCTTGCCCCCAGCGCCACCGATCACATGGTAGACGCCGGAACCGCTGGCGGTTTCCTGGATCATGACCGGGACGCCCTTTTCTTCCTTGCCGTTTGGATGAACGGTTATCCAGCGGGCACCAGCCGGCAGCGACATGGCCTTAGCCATCGCCTCCGGGAGAATAGCGTATTTAAAAAGGGCAATAATCATGCGCGGTCCGCTGTATGGAATCAGTCCGGCCCCTGCTTCATCCATGATGGGCTGGAGAGAGGTAGCCCCAGGGGCCGGCCAGCTTATTGTGCTGTCACTACGCAGCTACAGCCCAACATCCTCGTCATAGAGCGTGATTTGCTCGCCATCGGGTGCCGTCACTGATGGGCTGTTCATGTTCCATGTGGCGTTATTGTTATAGGTTTCCATGGTGGCGCGCAGGGCCTCCTGCAGGTTTTTGTGCTCCGGCATCATGGCGATCACCGCCGGATTCATGTAATCGCCCAGCAGGTACAGATTTTCTTTCGTGTAGAACTCCTTGAGCAGCGCTTTCACAAAGAACCAGTACACGCCGTAATTCCGGTACCGGGCCGGCTGCTCCATCAGCAGCTGCAACGTGGAGAAGGCAAACTTCGATGGCGGGATAAATTCCTCTTCAGTAGCCATTATGCCTCACCCCCTGCGTTGTACTTTTTGATGGCGGAATCAATGCGCTCTCCCAGTGTCCCCTTCAGGTTCGGAAACTGATGGCTGATCGAAGTTTCGAGTATATCGTGTACGTCGAGACTACCATCGTCATTTTTTAGTAGGTGGCGCATGCCCTCGAGCACGGCCATGGCCTGGCGATGGCCGGCCTTGACGGCGCCCACCAGCGGGTTACGGGTGCCACTGTCGATACCGACAAGCAACTGGTCCAGGGCATCGGCTTTGGTTTTGGCCGGGATATCCTTTGCCGCCACTACCATCGCTGCGGCCAGGTCATGATGGCCGGACATGAAGGCGAGGCGCAGAAGAGTGCTCAGCGACGACTTTGAGTTACCCAGCAGCGGAGCTTCCTCGCTCTGATACTTCGTCAGCATCGGGATATGATCAGACCGCAATGCATCCGGGTGCAGGGCACCATGCTCTTGCGCGCGGCGGTACATATAGGCCAGCGATTCTTTCGGCCATGTGTACTTGCCGTACTCCACCTTCATGGTCGGCGCCAGCGCAGATATCACGCCCTTCAGGTCAGTTGCCTTGTTGGCAGCGGCCAGTGCGTGCTGCATGTATGCCTGGTGCGCCTCTTCCTCGAACTCAGAGCCAAACAGCTCTTTGCCAGCATCAATCCATGGGTTTTTGTGCTCATCACGATAGCCGCCGCCATTCATGCCATACGATGTTGTTATTTTCACCGGGCTGGGAATGTTGTAGCCATGACCAGAACGACTCGAGTTGGAGGCAGTGTAATCCTGTTTTAACTCGCGGTCATTCTGCCGGTCGATGTAACCCTGAATAGCCAGCGCACGATGCTCAGGGGTAGGCAGCATGATATCGGCAGAATCCAGAACCTTGCGAGCTTCACCAGTCTTTGCGATGTAGGGCTTGCCGTCCTTCACCATGGCGAACCCTGACGCGCGGGTGGCGTAATTCCAGCTCTTGGCGCGCTCTTTCAGGTGCTGCTGGAGCGTGGGGTAAAGCTCCGTCAGGACATGATGCGGAACCTTGCGCAGCTCAGACGGGCTACTGGCGTTCAGGCTGCCATCCTTGATCTGCTCGTCTACCTTGCGCGCGATGATATGGCCCTCTTCCACCGGGTCATAAGCAAAGTCAGTCAGGCCCTGGTGCTCATCACGCGACACATAAATGGAAGGCGCATCAGGCACGCCATAAGCGCGGCACTTCAGGGTACCGGTGGATGTATCGACGCCGGTAATTACCAGCTTTTCAGGCTGGCTAGCCTCGTCCATGCGCTCCACCCCGCGGCCGACCATCAAGGCCTTGCCGGTATTCGGGTTGATGATGGCGGCGCCAGCGTGCTCGAGCACGTCCTTGTCGACCAGGTATTTATTGGCCTGCAAGGCGCTCTTGGTCCGGTCCATCGCGGTCTTGAGGCGCAGTGCCGACGGGGAGCTCTTGTCCTTCACCTTGGCATAGCTGGAGCGCAGGGTGGCAAAGCGGCTGAATTCATGGACCAGGCTGGCACGCTGCTGCGCGTCATACCGCTCCGTGACAGCTGCCTTGTTCTCGCTCATCGCCACGCGCGCGGCTTCCGGGTCTTCCGCCAGCATGATCATCATTTCATCTTTGCTGACCGGGCCGCCTTCCTTGTTCAGGTTCTCCACCTTGTCGCCGCCGTGCCACAGTAGATCCTGCCAGTCCTTTTTCGCGTTCATGGACTGCCAGCGGTAGCCGTCGAACGTGCCGCGACTCAGGTAGGTGTGGATACGCATCGACTCATTGATGTTGCCCTGGCGCAGCCCGCGGCCATTGCGCTGCTGCATGATGGCCGCGTTCCATGGAATATCCAGGTGGTGGATATCCGTGGTGCGCTTCTGGAGGTTCATGCCCTCGCCCATCACGTCGGTATTGCCGATCACGAAGTCATATTTGCCGTTGTTGAAGCCTTCGGCAATATTCTGGCGCTGCATCGATGTTTTGGCGACTTCCGCATTGACGATGGCAATCTTGTGCTTTGGGATGCCCAGCGCAATCAGTGAATCACGGATTTTTTCGTGTGCGTCAACGGCATCAGCAAAGATAACCTGGCTGCCCTTCTCACCCTCCCACATGGCTTTGACGTTTTTCGCCAACTCTTCGTACTTGGGGCTTTTCTGGCCTTTGTACAGATGCGGGTCCAGCAACTCCAGATCGAGCGCAGCCAGACGCATCCGGTTCATGATGCTGAAGATATGAGCATCGCCGGTGGCATCGCCATCCTTCTGTGATTCCGCCAGCTCCGCGCGCAGGCCGTTGTATACCGACCGCTGCATGTCGCTCATTTCCAGGAAGTGCATCTTGTCGTCGCGGGTCGGCAGCACCAGGCCAACATCCTCAGCCGTCTTCCGGTCAATGTACCGGCTCATGATTTCACGCAGTTCATCGAGGTTCTTGAAGCCCGTCGTCACCAGCGTATCCGGCTCAAAGCCACCACTGAGAGTGTAGATGGTATCGGTATCGAACACGCAGAAGCGGTCAAGGAATTCTTCGGAGTTGCGAATACCAATGCGCTCGAAGGCCTCAGGGGCAATATAGCTCAGCATCGAGTACACCTCGAGCGGGCTGTTTTTCGTCGGGGTGGCCGTCAGCATGTACATGTTTTTGCCGCCAGACTTTTCCAGAATATGCATGGATTTGAAGTGCATATCCATGGCGCGCTGGCTCTCACCCTGGCCGCCAAGGAACTTCGGGCTCTCGCCGTAACGGTTTTTGGCTTTAAACAGGTTCTTGTAGGCATGGCCTTCGTCGATGATCAGCATGTCGATAGGCAGATCATCGAAGTAAATGGCGTCAGTACGCTTGCCGATATCGCGGTTTGCCAGCGCCTGATTGTATGCCTCGCGGATTTTATTGCGCTTTTTGTCTCCGGCATTTTTCAGTGCGGCTGCCCGCTGGTCAAAGAAGTCCCGCTGCGCGTATTCTTCCTTCATGATCGGATTGATATCGATATCTTCAAACGCAGGGGCAGAAAACAGCACAAAGTCGTAATCGTTCTGCGTCAGCTCATGCAGCTTGCGATTGCGCACGTCGGGACTATCGGTGACGCCCTTCAGCTCACCATCCTTGTCAGTGCTGTATGTCTCGCCTATCACCATAATACGGGAGCCGGGGAACCACCGGTTTGCCTCGGATACCCAGTTGGCAAGTACCGACTTCGGCACCGTCAGGGCTGGGCACTTAGCCTGTCCGGTAATCTTCGCCATGCGCGCCAGCATCAGCCCGCGCACGGTCTTGCCCAGGCCAACGTCAGCAGCAACAATGCCCTTGCCGCGCTGCAATGCCCAGCGCAGGCCGCCGTACTGGTATTGCTTCAGGCCGGCTGTGACCATGCCGGGAATATCCATCGTCTCATCGCTGAAGACTTCCGGCCGGTAGCCGCGGAACTTGCGGTTATACAGGGCCTCCACCGAATCACGATACTCCGACGTGCACAGCCACTCTTTGAACTCCTGATTCCATTCCTCGATGGTGGGGAGCTCTTTTTTCTGCACGCGGTTACGGTTCAGGTAGCGTTCCAGAAGATCGACATTCAGGCCGCCATGCACCTTGTACATGGCATGGTCCAGCGTGATTTCCGTCGGGGTCAGCCAGGATATCGCGCCTGGGGATTTTTCCAGGTACTCATCGCGCTTGTGGTTCTGGAAGGCCTCCAGCACATACAGCGGCAGGAATGCGCTGTTCAGCTCGACTTCAACATCCTCAAGGGACTTGGGGTCGATAGCCTGCTCGATGGCTTCCAACTGGCTGGAGAACTTGCGCTGCTGCTCGGGCGGAAGCTTGTCGTTATCCAGAACCTTTTTCATCGCGTCATAGCGCAACCACAGGTCACCGGATGCGAACTGGTTCATGGTGGTCCAGCTGGAGTCCGGCAGCAGGGCATAGTCTGCCGAGGCGTACAGCTCATCCAGCACGGTATCAGCATCCTTGCGGCCGAGCTTGGCAGCCAGGTCGCCAGCCGTAAACGATCCCTTTTGCAGCGCCAGACCCTGTGCCACCGTATCAAAGTCGCCGGCCAGCTTGCGCGGGGCTCTGCCGGAAACGATATCGGAGAACTTGCCGGTGGGGTCGACCGAACCAATCAGCCGATACAGGCTCTTGTCGCTCTTGGCGGCCAGCAGCAGTTCAGGGTTTTTCGACGGGATACCATGGGCCTTTACCCAGTCCTCCAGAGCCTGCATGACGGGCTTATGGTCGGTTTCCTCGCCCTCTTCGTGCGCCTGAATCAACTGGCCTATCTGCGTGGCGAGCCGGGCGGCATCAGCCATGCCGCTGGTGGCGGCTACGTCTTCAACGCGGTGCCAGCGAGGCGGATCGCCCTGCAGGACATACGCCACACCATCAATAGTGCGCACGTCGCCGGGCTTGGCCGCGGTGTACGCGCGGCGCCGACTGTTGGCCATCAGCTGGGGATGGTCGCTTTCCTGGAACAGCTCTAGCAGCTTGGGCATGTCGGCAGGGCCCTGCGCGCGGCTGTCCGGCTCAAACTCGGCAATCGCATCAGGCACCCCCTCCATGCTGCCATTGACAGTAATGTCTGAGCCGATGCCGGCCTTTGCACGCCAGCCGGCCTCCTGCTTGCCAAAGATATTGGGCGCACCCCTGGTGGTGAAATATTTGCCGGCCAGAAAATCGGCATCCCATACACCAATGCGCTGCAGGTCAGCCTGCTCTACCCGCTCAAGGGCGGCCGCCACATCCTCCGGGCGCTTGCGCAGGTAGACGATATCGGTAGTAACTTCGGTATGTCCGTGCTCGAAGGCAGTATTGGGCATACGCTGGGCGCCCAGGAACTCACCCTTGCGCAGCAGGCGCTCACGCAGACCGCGGTTATTCTTGCCGTCCATGACGCCGGTGGGCACGATCATGGCCACGATACCGCCAGACTTGCACTTGTCCAGCGAGGTATCCAGGAAATAGGCCTCAGCGGTCTTCAGGTGGCGCTTGTCGTCGGCCAGCATGGAGCCGCGCAGCCCGAACGGCGCATTCCCAATCACCGCATCAAACTGGCGGCCATCCTGAGTGGCGAAGCGCTCCAGGCTCGAATTCAGCACCTCATGCTTGGCACCGTGCAGGGCCTGACCAATCTTGGCGCTAACCGGGTCCAACTCGACGCCGGTGACGGTAGCTGCAGCCGGCGCCGTCTCCAGGAATACCCCGGTGGCGCAGGACGGCTCGAGCACCGTGGCGTTTTCCTTCAGGCCGAGTTGGCGCAGCACGCGCCACATGGCCGCGGCGACCTTGGGGTCTGTGTAATACTCGTTGAGGCTGTCACCAATGCCGCCATTCCCGGAATACATGGTCAGCAGCTGGCGCTCGGCCGCATCCTGGGGGCCACCATTGGCGACAATAGCCTGGGCCTGCCGGTTGTACTCTTTGCGCTGGGACTGGGTGACGCCGGCACTCACGCCCCAGGCTGGAGCTGCGGCAGCATCAAATGGCTGCTCCAGGTCGACGGAGCGCGCGGCCGGCGCCGGCTCAGGCTCAGGTTCGCGCGGGGCAGCAAAGGAGGCGGGAGATGTAGGGTTGACCGGAGACGGCAACGGCAGAGGTGGTAGCTGGCCATCGATAAGATGCTTTTCACGGACAAACCAGCCGCCGTCCTTTTTGAAGGTATAGGGGTCAACCAGCATGGCCTCATCTTTCGACCAGTCGGAGGCGATCACTCCACGCAAGGTCTTGCCTCGCCCGGTGACGTGCTCGACGAGGGTTGACTCGCTCGGCACCGGCACCAGAGCGATAGGAAACATGCTCTCCAGCGCCGCGCGCGCTTCCTTGTGGGGCTTACCAACAGCATTGGCGATCAGGCCAATCAATGTCTCCTTCTCATCCGGGGTGCCGCGCTCCATGACCTGGGCAATACGGTCCTTGCCGAGCTTTGCCACCATATCCTCCAGCGTCAGCGGGGCCGGGGCCGGGGCCGGCTCAGGCTGCTTTGCCGCCAGTTGCGCTGGTGCCGGCTCGATAGGCTGCGGCTCAGCAAACAGGTCAGGCTCTGCAATGGCAGCGTGCGCAGGCTTGTGCGCATGCACGTCCAGCCGCTTTTTCTGCATGCGCACATGCGGAGCGGTCACCACACCGGTCTTGCTCACGGAGCCATGGACCAGTGTGGGAACATCAAACAGGCCAAACTGTTCAGCCTTGAGAAAGACAATCATGGCTCACCCTTATTTTTTTGTAGCAGTCTGCGCGGCTGGGAACACGACAAGCGCCTTGATCATGCCGGGTGCTTTCTTTGTAGCCGCCACCTTGCGCTTGAACTCAGCGACAGGGATTGTCGTTACCTCACCGAGAAAGCGCGGGTCATTGTAGTGCTTCATGTAGGCCAGCTTGGCGTCCTCGATGCTATCGAAGCCCAGCATGCACTTGTCTTCGTCATACTCCGTCCACTTCCCGGCTTTGCGCTGGTGGATGACGTAGACATTCTCGGCCTGCTGGCTGGGCCCTACATAGCAATCTACCTCGTCACCATCGGCGCCTTCGGAGCGGCTGACATAGCCGTAGGGGTAAAGCATCCGCGTCTGCCAGGGTTTGCCGTCTGGATCTACCCCGGAGCGCACGCTACCTTCGCGGTTTTCAATAGCCACGTCGATGCCCTGAAACGTCAGCATGTAGACCGGCTGGGCAGGGAGAGTGGTGGGGGTAAAGGCGTCCGGCGCCAGCACCATGGGGATTTTCTTCTGCTTGGGAATGTCGCGGATGACGGCGGCAGCTTCTGCGGCTGTGGCCTTCATGAATACAATTGCCTTTGCCATTGGTTGTGCACTCAGTAATTCTTTTATTACAAGAAGTCTCTTATCACGGCGCAGATTCAGTTTGTTCCTACGGTTCCCCGTAACATTCTTGTCTTTAAGTTCCTCAAGAATGATATTCAATTCATGCAGAGCATCGACCACTTCTGGATTGGATGACTTTTCGGCAGCAGCAAGCATATTTGCCTTTTCAGCCTGCCCTGCATTGAGCCTGGCAACTGCTTCCTCTTGGTATCTTCGCAGCATAGCTTGTTTGTCGGCCTCTTCCTGCTTGAGACGATCAATGCGGGCCTGTACTGTCTTTGGTACTGGCTTGCCGGTACGGCGAGAGAGAAAGTCTATAGCATCTGACCATTCTCCGTGGGTATCCTGATGCTCTTTACCTGGCACCGAAACTTCGTAGTCTGCCTCACCATTCATCATTTTATAGGTTGGTGGCAAAACATGGTCGGATATACGGATTTTGTAGTCTTTACCAGAATCGTCTTCATTAAGACGATGCGTTACCGTCAGGTATTGTGACGATGAAATACCGCTGCTATGGCGATCCGTTTCCAATCCCATAGCCTCAGCATGGCGACCAATCGCCTCACGGATATCTTCATGGCTCTGTGGATTAGTCAGCCGATCATGCGCGCGGACAAGCACAACCTTTCCGTTTTTCAAGTGGCGCTGGTGTTCATCAACATGGCCCTTCAGGAAAATTATCATTTCAAATCCTGCAAATTAAGTTCAGACAGCCACTTATCCATTCTGGACTGGCGCGCTGCGTCAGCATCCGTCATCACGTCCGTCATGCCTGGCAGCGACAGCCAAGTTCCCCGGCAATGCGGATGCTGCACGCCGGCCGCCACCCACCAGCGCTCAGCCGCGGAGCGCTCAATCAGCACATCACCCACGCGCTTGCGCGGCGCCGCTGACCGGCCGATGTTGGTCTTGCCGGGCCATACCTGAGTGTCACCGTCCAGTGTCTCATCGCTGGCGCTGGCCACGCGCATGATGACACCGTTTATCTTGCGGCAGAAGGGGCAGGCCCCAGCATACCGCTCCACTCGCTGCACGCGCGCGCCGGGCGCCAGGCTGGCTATCAGGCCCTGGTTCGCATTCTCGCCGGCTTCTGTTACCGCAATGCGGCGCCAGTCCCGGTTCAGGCTACCAAAAGCGTCAAAAAGCTGAGTCTGGAGACTATGAGCAGTCGCCAGCTTGTCACCCAGCATGACCCCTTCCTGGTGCGCCATGATGACTGTACGGAGCCGGTGGCGGACAGCATCGCCCATGTTACGGACATTCTCCGCGCACCGGGCGGCTCCATACCGCAAAACAGAAGACTGAAGCTTGCTCAGCCCGAATTCATCCACTGCTTTATCCACAGAGGACGGGAGATGTTTGACGACAACCGCTGCCTGCGGGTCCGTTACAGTGCCCATGGCAGCCTGCACGGCGCCCATCATGAAGGCCTTGGCCGCCAGCCACTGTGCTTCCTCGCGCACCACCACGGTCGGCATGTAGCGCTCGACCGTGCAATCTATCAACAGGCTCCAATCGTCCAGCGTCCACTGGTCGCGGGGCAGGCTTTCCAGGTACAGCCGCGCCAGCTTCAACTCAGCCGGGGTCCAGCGCGCCACCTCGCCGGGCCGGGGCTCCCGGCGCAGGGACGGATTGTGCTTCTCGCCGGCCAGCCATGCGGACAACTCCGCGTGAATGCCAGCTATCCGCGTCAGGCCGCGCTTAGTAAAGAGTTCCACCAGCAGGCGCACGAAGGCAGACGGGTGCTCATGCCAGATATCGGCATCCTCGCCGGGCGGGTCGCCGATGGCCTTATACATCACGTCCAGCACCTGGTCTGTCCGGCCGGGAGCGAGCGAACCTATATCTATGAGCAGTGGCTTGGCTATCTTCATGGCATCAAGAATACCGTCCCAACCGAACGGAAGGCAGCGCGTTTCATCTTTTTTTATACATTACCGCTTGCTTGTGTTTACTCAAATTTGATAAAGTCGAGCAATGGATAACCGGAGAGCAATCACATGATAACCCCTTCCTTCTGTACGACACCGCTCACAGTGGCGGCAATGCAAGTGGCCGAGGCCGCCCATGCTGGCCAGGTCCGCAAAGTCAGCGGCGTGCCCTACATCGGGCACCCTGTCGCGGTCGCCAGCATCGTGGCAATGGCTGGCGGGTCAGAAGCCCAGATAGCTGCTGCGCTCCTTCATGATGTGAAGGAGGATTGTGAGCCGCACTACTGGAAATTGGTTGGTGAACTCGACATCGCCGTAAAAAACATTGTCATTTCGTGCTCTGAAAAGAAGTTCGATAGCTTTGGAAAAAAGCGCAGTTGGATGGACCGCAAGCAGTCCTATTTGCTGTGTATGCACAATCCTGTGTATGTGCAGGACAATGCGCTGCTGGTTATCGCGGCCGACAAGCTGCACAACGTCAGCGATACCATTGACGGACTCAAGGCTTCAGGCAAGGAATCGCTGAAGGCTTTCGGCGCTGGCGCCTTTGAAATCGGCTGGTACTACTCGTCCATGCTGAACGCGCTGAAGGCCCGACTGGCAGAGCTTGACCATGACGAGGCCAAGAAGCTGAATAACGTGCTCTACCTGCTGGACGAGCAGACGCGCACACTGCTGCGGATGCTGGCCCCCATCATCGCCGATCACGCCAACTCGCTAGACAAATCCGACCCATCCACGCGGCGCACCGTCGACCAGATGGATGGCGTGATGGTCGGTAATGTTTTCGAGAAGCTTTATGCGGCCCATGGTGACCCGGATAACCTGGGCATGTTCCAGCGCATCCTGCCTACTCTCGTTGAAGCCGACAACTACTCCATCTGCATCAAGTACATCATGGGGGTTTGCTTCTGTGAAGTGACCACGGCCACCACGATGATTCTGGAGCGTGGCCGCGACTCCATCGAAGTTTTCCGCCGCCTGTGGCTGAAGCTGGCGTTTGGCCCGCGCGCCACCTACGAGTTGGACCGCATTGAGCAGTACGGCAGCAATGCCGTGCTCAGCGAAAGCGATATCCCCTTCTGAGGTAACAATGGCAAGAATCAGCATTTTAAGGCTTATCGCTGGGATGACTGGCGCCATGTTTGGCGGTATGCCAGCCGAGCGCCAGCCCCAGTTCAATAAAAAGGGAGACGGGAAAAAGTCCTGTCTCGAATGCGGAAAGGTGCACGCGCAGCATAACAAAAGCTTTTGCAGCGCGGAGTGCCACCGGGTTTATACCGAGCGCGAGAAGGCGGAGCGCAAGGCGGCAAGAAAGGTGACGAAATGAAAAAATGTACCAATGGTACTCGCCATAAATGGACGTTCGTAAAAAACGTGACCATCCGGCAGGAATCACTCAGCACTATTCAGCTTTCAAAGCGCGGTTTTTATAAATGCGCGTGTGGCGAAGGAAAGATAGGCGCCTACAAGATGGAAACCACAAAATGAGCCTCACCTACCTGAAAAATGCCTGCTGGGCCGCCCTCGAGCGCGATTGTACGCAGTATCTGATTTCCAATGCTGACGGCCGCGAGGATGGAGCGCTCAAGGCGCATATGCACGATCAGCTCTGCCGTTTCATGGTGGCGGCCATCCATGGCGGAGATACCGACAGCGTGCGTCTTGACTTCGACGAGGCATGGCATGCGGTACACGATGGCACGCAGGCCCTGACTGATCATCTTGATACGGAATTGGGTTTTCCTGTCAGCGGCCGGCCTGAATATGAAACCATGGTTCCGAAGTTTTTTGACCGGTTTTTCACGCTGGCCATGACGGCTATGGGTATCGTCGTTCCTGATGGATGGACAACAACGGTCAATCGTCTTGAGGTTGGTGAAAGCGAAAGCGGCCTTTACGTTTATGGAACTGCTGAATCAGTAAATGCTGTTCGTGACTGGATGATTATGCGCGATAAGCAAGCCACTGATAGCGTGAAAATATTGACCGAACAGTTAACGGAAAAAAGAGAAGCGCTTATGGTGCTTCCTGAAGGCTTTGAACTCGGCGATATTGCAGATACAGCGAATTCCTTGCTGGGTTATGAGAAGACCATCGCTGTTGGCCATGAAGATGATGCCTACAACACCGTCGAATCGACCACGGCCTACGCATCCCGCTTCCTGCAGGCCTTTATTAAGATGCAGGCTGCCATACCCAAGGGATGGAAAGCCAAAGCCGTTTTGATTCGCGCGAACGGCGATGCCGACGTGACCAACAAAATGAAGCGGGAGTGCATCGGCGAGTTTCATGTCGATGTTGACGAAGAGTGTCAGGACTGCGGCGGCTCCGGCTTCGTTGACGATGGCCTCTCGCAGACGGCCTGCACCACCTGCGACAACGAAGGCACGGTGACCAACAAGAAGGATATCCCCTGGACTACGATCAAGGATATCTATAAGCGCATGGTGGCTTTTGCAGGGGTTCGGCAGATGGAAGGAGTAAAGTCATGACCCACGATAAGATTGAATCGCTGCGGCGCATTGCAAACAGTGGGCTTCGTTCTAATCCAAAAATCGTCATTATTACCCCGGAAGAACTGCTTGCTCTGATCGATGAGTTGGAGCGGCTGCGGGACTCTGCCATAAACATGGCAACACATCGGATTGTGCCGGTCGAGCCGACAGAGGCGATGCTGCGCGCGGTATTTATCTTGCCGAAACATACACTGACCGGCGACGGCGACACCAAAAATATCTACAGAGCCATGCTCGAAGCTGCGCCGCTAGCTGATAGCGGTAGCACCCCATCCTCTCACTGGAAAGTGACCGGAGAGAAAGACCCGCACGCAGGCCATTATGACGGTGAGCGCTCGCAGCTTTCGCTGGGCAATATGACGGATGACGAGCTTGCCAATGCCGTCTTCATGCATGGCAATGAGTATCCGAAGATGGATGACGTGATTGCCGGTAAGGCAAAAATGCCGATTGTCTACCTGACAGCTGCCAAGGACCGTATCCGCTGGCTGTCGCGCGCGCTCGAAAGAGCAATCGAAGCACTGAAACAGGTGAAATCATGAGCGAGAAGATGCGGGCGGAGTTTGAGGCGGCACTTGTGGCTGTCGGGTACGTCTCGACTACGTTCTTCAACAACGAGCGCGACGCAGGGCCGGAAGGCTACTGCGACCACTGGCTGCGCGGTGCGTGGAAGGCTTGGAAATTGCGCCAGCCCGAGATCGACGCCTTGCAGGCGCGTATCGCTGAGTTGGAATACGAAGCCCGGTGGATCAGAGAAAAACTGAAACTTCCTGCCGACACCCAGCTACTGCGCGGCGAGAAAACGCTGGCAGGAACCATGCACGTTGTCTGCCATCGGGCACACGGTTACGTGGCGTATATCGAGGCGTACAAGTGCGACGATAAACAGGGCGAAATAGGCAGACTTAGCAAGCGCATCGCTGATCTTGAGGCGAACCGGTGCGTGGTGGTGCTGCCGGAATATCCCGAGATGGTATGTGCCCTATGGGACGTGTTCAACGGGAAGGAATGGCTCATGACTGTAACTAGTCCGCTGGAATGGGATGCAAAAGCCGTAAAGGATACGTTGCTGGCGCAGAACTACGCACCGTGGCTTCAAGTGGCACTTCGACACTCCATGACCGATGAAAGCTTGTGCACCACCATCACGGCGGCAGATGTGAAGGATGCGCGGCGGTATCAGTGGCTACGCAAGCACTATGAAGTAAGTTTGGTAATCGACTTTTTCGGCAACGGCTGCGTTAACAAAACCATCGAAATGGTCGAAGCAGCAATCGACGCCGCAATGGCCGGCCAAGATGCGGCAGGGGGTGAGTGATGGCTAAAAAAGCCGCTGTTATGATTGATGGGTGGAAACTGGGAATCTTCATAAAGCATCTTGATCGAGCAAAGCGGGTCTACACGCAACATCCCGGCATTACCAAGGATTACGTTTTGCTCAAAGTCGAATACGAATGGGTGTCTGATCTTTCGCCCATCATCGAAGCCGCTAATACGGAGTGTGAAAATGCAAAACGAGACTAAAACATGTCTTACTGACGGCAGACCAGTGACACCAGACCACAGAGAGATAGACCCTGCCACCGGGATGCAAAAGGCGTATGTAGTGCTGACACCGGAAGAACGCGCCAAGGGGTTTATTCGCCCACTTCGTCGGGCCTACATCCATTCAAAGTGTGGAACCGAGACAAAAATGGGACTGGCGCTGTGCGAAACATACGCAAGAGACCCATTTTTCTACAGTGGCACTTTTTGCGTTGGTTGCCGCGCCCATTTCCCGGTCGCCGAGTTTTCGTGGGTAGAAGATGGCGCAGGAGTAGGGACGTGAGCAAGATTACGGAGTTGGTTGAGCAGTACGGTACGCGCTGCAGAGGCTCCGGGGTGGCGCTGGAAGGCTGCAACTTCGGACTGTGTGGCGAAGAGGCGGCAAGGGCGAATATTATCAAAGCTGAAATAGCCAATAAAATCGCCGCCCTCGAAGAAAAAGAGCGGGCGCTGGAGTGGCTGCTGGAAAACGGATATGCGAAAGCCAAGCGGGTCATTTTTGAGCGGATTAATTTAGAGCCGTACAAATGCTATGTTGTTAACTTGACGACTAAGGGTGACATGTCCGCGCAAGGCAGCGGCCCCACGCCGCTTGACGCGGTGCTGGATGCGATGAAGAAGGAGGTGGGGTGATGACGACTAAGGCACAAGCTAGAGCGAATGAATATGCAAGCGTTGAGGTGGAATATAGCCCTGAATCCATGCGGGGCATTGCCAGGCACTATCTATCCGGCGCAGCCTACCAGAAAAAGGAATACGAGTACCAGCTTGCCATGTTGCGAAATGCGCTTTTACCTTTTGTGGTGTTTTACGAGCACACAATAAATTGTGCTTGCTGCGGAATCCGGCACTTCCCCGAAGAAAGAATGTCTGCCGAGCGCTGGAAAGCGCTTTACGAGGCGGCAACTGAGATAGGCATTTCTCGAAAGGAGCAAGGCCATGACTGACCAGCTTGCCGAAGCGGCGCGGGCCTTGCTGAATGCATACTTTCCGCAGGGCTGCATGAATGCAGAAGCACACACGCTGCGCGAGGCGCTGGCAGCACATGATGCCCGTGACGTTAACGCCATCTGGGGCGCCATTGGCGCTTGGCATGAAGCCCACGCCGACATGGACACTGCTGCCGGCCTGCCGTACAAAGGCCCGTACAAGAATCGCGTTGACGCCATCCACCAGACTGGCGCAGTGCTGACAAAATTGATAGGAGAACGCAAGCCATGATGACCCCTGACCAGATTTCAGCACTGAAGGCGGCGGCGGAAAAAGCAACGCCGGGGCCTTGGGCCTATATTTTTGCCGGGAAAAATGAAATGCGGAAATTACGCTGCGCAGATGGCAGTCCAGTTACCCCAATCGCGTCAATATCCCACCGCGTCCCCGGCGGATTGGTAAGCGCAGTTTGTGCCGCGAGCATAGACGGTGATTTTGTCAGATTCAGCGAAACCAGCCTTTCTTGGCCTGAATGTGACTCTGAATACATCGCCCTCGCCAACCCCGCCGCAATCCTGGCCCTGATCGGGGAAGTGGAGCGGCTGACAATAAGCCATGCCAGGTACGAGAAGATGCGCAAAATGAACGTGCCGCAGTTTGCCGACCTATTCCGGGCCAACATCAGCAGCGGCGTACCTTTTGATGAGTTGCTGGACAAATGGTGCGGCGAGGTGCAGCCATGAGCACACTTGGGCCTATCCCCGCGAGCGCGGGGGAACCTTTGGTCGATGACCTAATGATGGCCGCATGCGGCTGACAGGAACACAAGAAAAACCCCGGCATGTCCGGGGTTTTTTTAGCGCTTGAAGCGGGCCATGAACTCGTCAGAGAGCGTGATGCCCGTCTTATCCCCCGACTGGAGCGGTCGGCAATCCTCGTAGTCGAAGGCGTCAGGGTTTTCGCGCTCTGCCGGATCTTCCGTCACCCCATCATTGTTGGGCTTTGCACCCTGCTCTTTGCTCATGGATTTTTCCTCTGAAACACAATGATAGCACCATCGAGCGCCTTGTGCATGGGCTTGCCAGCCGGCGCAGCTGTCGTTTTGCCCTTGGACTGCGCAATCAGCTTGGGCGGCTGGCCGCGGGGCACGTTGTTGTCGCGGAAAGACCAGGCATCGACCAGTGGCTTGATGGCATCAAAGGACTGCTCGTTCTTGGTATTGCCCAGTACCACGTCGACAGGGACATACCGGCCCTCATTGCCACCCCCAAGGAAACGCCCTACGGCGCGCTTGGCGGCCTCCTGACGGGGCAGATGCATGTAGTGGGCTGCCACGGAGTACCCGCTCGACTTGAAGCCGTGCACCAGCGATACAGCCTTGTCCGGCGTCTTCATGGTGGCATCGTGCACGATGTTCAGGCCATTGGTCTTGGCCAGGTCCGTGATCTTATCGAACAGATCCCCGCTCTCGTCATGAACCTCGAAGGCATTCCACCCCTTGTACTCCGGCAGCATGTGCTTGATTTCATCGGCGTCCAGCACCACGGCCTTGCCTGGGTCATAAACCGTGTTCTTGAAGCTGCTTTTTCCACTGCCACCACGACCGCCCAGGATGGTGAACGAGGGAGGCGTCCCATCGGCTGGGCGGGCGGCGGCAATCTTTTCAGGGCTTAGGAACTTGTCAATGATGGTCTGGTGCAGCGCTAAACGCTCCGGGGTGTATTTGCCGTCCTTCTTGAATAACTCGATAGTCGGCTTCACTCCTTTGAGTTTGGCCTCCACATTGTCAATCTTGGCCTTGGTGTCTTCCGGGAATCCGGCCAGCACCGATGCGACCGATACGTCAGCCTGGTCATGCAGCTTGGCAAATGCCGCAGCGTCAAACTTATCGGGCGCCTGCTCGCCATCGGCAGGCCCATCCTGCTCATGGTGCGTAACCTGGCCCCACTTTACCTTGTGCTCAAATCCTGTTTCGTCCTTGACGTGCCCGCCATGCTTGCCAGCAGCTGTGACGTGGCCCTGGCCAGCCATCGAGCCCATTTGAAACTTCACATGCGTACCGACAGGGTGCACAGGGGGTGGCTGTCCGTTGCTGACCCAGCGCTTTGACTGCACCCCGTTTTTATCGGTAATGGTTTTCTGCTGGAGCTTGCTCTTGTCCATGGCCTTGAAAAAAAGCGCCTTTTCAAACGTAGGCATTTCATCCCCCGATGGGTCCGGTATCTGCCCACGGACAAAAACCTTTTTACCGTCCTCATCGTGAGCGATGGCGCCGTCTTCCCCGTGATCAATAATGTTGAAGCGCTTTTGCATCCGCTGACGGTGCCCCAGGAAACGGTCCCAGTGCACGTCATGATGCGTGCCGCCGTCATCCCGCACCTTCATGCCGTGCACGCCCTTGCACACGACGGCGCCGTACATCGGGCCATTTTCAGGGTGGCTGAAATAGACGCTATCGCCCGGCTGTACATCAGGCGGCTGCTCAACGGGCTTGGGTGGCGCCGTCTTTTTTGCCGGCTCAGGCTTCAGCACTTTCCGCATGGTCACTCTACCGTGTAAATGTTCAGGCCGAAGGATTTGCCGAAGTCTTCCTCTTCGTCATCCTGCTTGCCGAAGTCAAGAGCTTCCGTGGGCGCTGCGGCCTTTCCGCTTTCATCGCCTTCAGACCCGGCGGCGCCGGTGGCGATATCGGGCTGCTCCGGTGGCTGACGGCCACCCTGCTGCTGCGCGGCCGGCGCGTGGCCTGGCTGAGAAAAATTAGAGGCATCCGTGCCTGATGTCCCTTTTCCCGGTGCGCCGCTACCCTGCGGAGCCCCCTGCCCATCCTGGGCTGATTGGCCTCCGGCCACGTCCTGACCGCCATCCGGTGGCGGCGTTCCAAAGTCCTCTTTCTCGCCCGGCTCATCGCCCTGGTCCTGCGTGATGGTCTGCGTATACAGAGCGATCAACGATGGATTCAGCGGGGCATCCCCCACCGGGCCCGGCATGGCGTCAAATCCCTCCTGCGCGCGCGCCTCGTTCACGGTCAGGACCAGCTTGCGCATTTCCTGCCGGGCCTGCTGATCTTCCTCGTCAAGACCCGTGAAGCGGAACACGAACTTGTCACCGAAGGCCGACAGCACATAGTCGGTCAAAGTGTTTTCGTAGAAAGACAGCAGCGGGAGCAGACCCTTGTCCTTGCTGTCCTCGAGCTTGGCCTCGGTGTCGCTACCGGACAGAGATGAGGTATTGCCGCCCGAGAAGCTATCAAAATTGATTTCAGACGGCGACATGCCGTAAATGGCGCAGATGATCGAGGTGAGAAACGACATCCACTTGGCAAAGTACATTTCGTTGAACTGCTCGCCAAAGCTCTCGAAGGAGGCGGCGCTGTCCGCGTCCCTGCTGACCATGACAGGCAGCGTCCAGGCATTGTTTATGCCCTTGACCATGCTGTTCCAGTAGCGCTTGAAGGCATCAATGTCCGTGCTGGCGTATTCGCCGCGCAGGTGGAGCATCCCGCGAGGGATGGCGTTGCTGTCGAAGCCCTTGATGTTGTAGGTCATGGCGTTCAGGAAGCCAGTGACCACGCGAATCAGCACCTCCGTCTCGCTGTAGCCGTAGCCGCAGGCGCGCACGTCGGTACGCGGGTTGCGGACCTCATAAATCAGGTCATCAAAGGTATAGAGCGCGCGGATCTTCCCGTTCACGAACTGGAGACTGGTGATTTCGTCGCGGCCCTGGTAGCCGGCCTCCACACAGAGGCGAATGGTGCCCCCGTCGACGGCATATAGGCCGTCAATGCCCAGCTTCTTATCCCGCTTCATTTCGGTTTCGATGGCCATGGCATCGAAGGTCAGCGTGTCGCGGGTCAGCTTTGCCATGAAGGCACTGAAATTATCACGCTTCAGGCGCTTGCGTTCGCGCGCATTGAACTCCCACCCGCAGTTGGTCACGAACCGATTCAGGAGCTTGATGCTCTCCTGCTCCGTGTCCGTAACCTGGTGCTCTTTGTCGACGTGGCGGACAGTGAAGCCCGGCCCCTCGCCGGATTCCTGCACCCGGCAAAACCGGCTTATCTGGCGCTGGCGGGTCATGATGACGGCATTCAGCACCGGCGTCTGGTCGACCATGGCGCGCAGGCTTTCAAAATTCAGCAGCGATGGCCGCTCCCAGAAGTCGCCCTGCACCGATACCTGGTACTCGTCCAACTGCACGGACTGCATTCCGCGGGCATGGGTAGCCGCGTTGCGCGAGGGAAAAGGGATGATATTGCCGTAGTTCAGCGACTTATTGACCGCATCGTCCTCCATCCGCTGAGTGATGAAGTCGATGACGGGTGCCAGTTCATCCGGCGGCATGATCAGGTCGCGGATACCTTTCGGGGCAAACGACTTCTGCATGATGCCCAGCGCTTCCGTGCGCTCAGCCAGGGGCGCTGCCTGATTAAAGGCAGTTCCTTCAACAGAATCATTGGGGGTTTTGGACATAGATGCTCTCCTGCCGCCTACTGTAGTGTCACGTAGGCGGCAGTAGAATCAGGGTTATTCCAGATGAGATACCTCTATCGGTTTTATGGCGGCCATGGCCAGCCGGTAAATGTCGTTTCTCCACGCACCCTCGCGTACTTCCTTCCGCGGCGGGGTAGTGGAGCGCACAGAGCGGATCGCTGCCCGCAGGTCGCGGCCGCCGATCAGGCCGGCCAGTGACATTGCCTCCATGTCGCGGCCACTCAATGCTGAATGTCCTCTTCTTTCGTGGTCTTCAGGTACTTTTCCACGTTCAGCATGGTTTCGCGCATCGCCTGCATGGCCATGCTGATCTGGTTGCGGTCATTGTTGTTCAGGGCAGACAGGATGTGGTCGATGTACAGCATCATGGTCTGCAACAGGCCGTAAGGCTGGCCCAGGGCCTCGCCGTTGACTTCCTGAATCAGCGTATCCAGCAGGAACCGGCGCGCGAAGAGGGACTGCTTGCGCATGGCAGTGAAGCGGTCACCGATATCCTGCGCCTCGTTGCCGGGCTGCGTGATGGCGATGAAGTAGGCCTTCGTGCGCTCGTAGATGCTGGCCAACTGCTTATGGCAGGCCCGGCGGGTCACCAGCTCGGACGGATCCAGCACGGCGTCTTCATAGGTCATGGCCCTGGTCAGCTTTTCCTCGAGCACGTCCTGTTCATGCTTCGTGGTGGCCAGGGCCTCGGCAGCAGCACACAGCAGATCGCGGAGCTTCACGTTCACTGGCACGTTGTCCAGCCCGATGGAGGCCTGCACCAGCGCCACAATCAGGTTGTTGGCGTCGGGCACCCCAAAGCGAGTAAGGCCGGCCTGCAGCAGATCCTCGCGGTCCAGCGCATCGACGGTCATCAGATTGGACACCAGCAGGCCGCGGACATTGTGGGGCATCAGCGTCTGCTGGATGATCGGCCAGACAGCACGGGCCTGCTCAAACGTGCTCTCGGGCACGCGGAACACGATCACGCCACCCTGCTGCACCGTGAAACAGCGGGCGCGCAGGCCGGCAAGGGTAATCTCGATGGTTTCCTGCGCATTCAGCACCTGGCGCTCGGTATGGGTGCAGGGCTCTACTTCTTCTTGTACGGCTTCGACGTTCAATTTCTCTCTCCGGTTGCAAAAATATGGCCTGTCCAATATAGCAAGATAGCAGTCCTGTTTCATCAAATTTGAGACACAAAAAACCCGCCATTACAGCGGGTTTTTTCACTGGCCTGGATTATTCGGAAGGAGCAGCGTCAGCGATGTCGCCTGAGGCCGGTTCAGCGATAGGGGCGGCAGCTTCAGCTTGCTCGGGAGCGGCAGCATAGGTGGCGTCGACCGGAGCAGCCGGAGCATTTTCACCAGTGCTGGCACCAGCCGGGGCGGCTTCGGCGTCGACCAAAGGGGTTGTGCTTTCCACGATAACGGTGTCCTCGGGATTAACCTCAGGCTCCGGTTCGCCAGCAAAGGCAGCCTGCTGCAGGCCATTGAATACGGCAGCAGCAGGAGCGGCAGCAGCAGCCGTGGCCTGGGCGTCAAAGCCGGCCGCCACGCTGGGGGTCAATTCCTGGGGCGCCGGATTGCTGAAATCCTTGGCACCAAAGGCAATCCCGTGCGCGCCAATATCGGATTCGTAGTAGGCGATGCTGGTCAGGGATTCGGCTTCACCGGTGGGGTCAACGGTCAGGTCGACCAGCTGCGGGA